CTTCTGCTCAATCAGTTTATATTAATGGAGACTCTACAAACGGTGGAGCATTAAGAATAAAACAATATGCAGCATCAGTTGCAAACGAAGATGGATATAACTCTATTAGTACATTAAGCACCGGAGTTTTTTATTTTACTGCAGCTAAAACTGCACCTAATTTTAAAACTTTTGTTTTAAATCCTAATAGTTTAACAGATAATACACTTAGAACTTATACACTTCCAAATGCTTCAGGTACAATTGCTTTAACTAGCGACATTCCAAGTGTTACAGGATATGTTCCATATACAGGTGCTACAGGTGCGGTGAATTTAGGTGCTTATGACTTAACGGTTAATTCAATAAAAGTTGGCTTAGGAGGTGGTAGTATATCTAGTAATACAGCACTAGGTGCTTCTACTTTAAATTCTAATACAACGGGAAGTGGTAATACTGCAGCTGGTAATTCTGCTCTTTACACTAATACAACAGGAGGAAGTAACTCTGCATTTGGAACTTATTCGCTTTTATTTAATACTACAGGAGGTCTTAATACTGCAATAGGCGGTTCTGCTCTTTATTCTAATACAACAGGAAATAGCAATACAGCAACAGGTATAAATTCTCTTTATTCTAATACTACAGGCGGAGGTAACTCTGCATTTGGCGTTCAGGCTCTTTACACCAATACAACAGGTATTTATAATACGGCAATAGGTAGTAATGCTCTATATTCTAGCACAACATCAAACTATAATACTGCTTTAGGTAACAATGCTCTTTATGCAAATACGACAGGAGCAAGTAATACCGCAATAGGAAATGGTGCAGGGCAATCTATAACAACAGGTAGTAATAATGTTATTATTGGTGGATATGGTGGAACTACCACTATGTCCAATAATATAGTTTTATCAGATGGTGCAGGAAATATAAAGTACCAATGGAACGGAACTAACAATACTATTTATGGAGCAACAACACTTACGGGAGCTTTAAGTGGTACAACTGCTACGTTTTCGAGTAGTTATTCAAATACTAGCGATTTGCAAATTGTTGCTGATGGAAACATATCAGGAATTAATATACGTTCAACTTCAGGAGGAAGGTTGTCGATTTTACAAAATTTCATAGCTCCTAATACAACTTCATTTTTAACATCAACAGGAACAAGTAATCCATCAGTAGAAGCTATTAGAATAGCTAATGGGACAGGAGTTATTACATTTGCTAGTAATATTATAGCTTATACAACTGGATTAAATAGTGATTTTAATGGAGGAGCATTAATTGCAAGAGGAGCAGGAAGTACATTAAAATATACACAGATTGGTTATGACACTACTGGTAATTATGGATGGATTCAAGCACTAGAACAAGGTACTGCTTATCGGAATTTAATTTTAAATGGTGCAGGAGGCAACGTAGGCATCGGAACGGCTTCGCCATTTGCTATTGCAGGCGTTAATTTATCATTAGATAATTCAACAGATTCAGCTATTCAATTAGGAGTAGGGGGAACAAGAACAGGACAATTGTATGCTTCTGGTTCACAAGTTAGATTATCAGCAGTAGCTAATGTTCCATTATTATTTTATACTAATGATACATTACGTTTAACTTTAGCAGCTTCAACTGGAGCAGCTACTTTTGTAAGTAGTATTACAGCTGGAGGAGATTTAACATTAAATGGGAATAGAACTATTTATCTTACTAACACTGGAGTTGCGGCAGGCGGAATAGTTTTTTATAATAGTAGTACAAGTTTAATTAAATCTGGGATTGGTTCATATTATAATATAGCTGACCAAGGAAATTTAGAGTTTTTAGCTGGAGGAAATTCAACTAAAATGGTTTTAGATTCATCTGGAAGATTAGGAATCGGAACAACTGCCTTATCTGGAACAGGTTCAAATCTACAAGTTGAACAATCGGGTACTCCAAATACAGTAGCAATTAGAAGAGGAGATTCTTCTAATACTGGTGCAGCTAGAATTTTATGGCAAGCATACAATGCTTCTTCTGTCATTCAAAACACGGCTATCATTGAAGCTGGATTAGATGGAAGTTCTACTGAAGGTTATTTAGCTTTATCAGCAGGAACTCCAGGAACGCCACAAGTAAAACTTACATATGCAGGTAGATTATTAGTTGGTGCAACAGCATCTGTTGATGCATTAACAAGAATGAGAGTTAATTATTCTGCTGATTCTTGCTATTTTGATATTACATCTGGTGCTGATGCAGTATTACGATTGGGAGGAACATACGGACAAATTACAAATACAACAGGAGCTTTATATATTTCCAATGCAGGTGCAACAGGAGATATGATTTTCAGAACAGGTAGTACGACTGAAAGAATGCGTCTTACTTATGATGGTCGTTTATTAGTAGGCACAACTTCTACCTATGATGCAAGAATAACTTGTTATGCAGAAAATTCAACAAGTGCAAACTATACTTTTAGAGCAGTTAATACAAATGGTCAAGGTATTTTTTCAGTAAGAAATGATGGTCAATTTAGAACAGGAGATGGTCCTAGTTCTCCTTATTATTTAACTGTAACTGGTAGAGCTATATTTTCAGATTCAACAGGTGTTCTTGGTTATGTGGCTTCAGTAAGAGAGGCAAAAACTAATATAAATACAATAGAAAATACTTCTTGGATTTATGATTTAAAACCTGTTACATTTAATTACCGCAAAAAAGATAATAATAATAATTATACAGAAGAATTTTATAATGAAATTTCTTACGGTTTAATTGCTGATGAAGTAGAAAAAGTAAATAAAGATTTAGTATTCTACGATAGCGTAAATGGTAAAAAAGAATTAAGAGGTGTAGAATATGAAAAGTTAGTACCTGCTTTGGTTAAAGTAGTTCAGGAATTAAAACAAAAAATTGACATTTTAGAAAATAAATAATATGACAACAACTTACGAATGGATAGTTACCCAAATGGAAACAGCACCCTCATTGGATGGATTAACAGATGTAGTAGTAACAGTACATTGGCGTCGTAACGCTGTGGCAGTAGATGGTGATAAGACATATTTTAGCGATGTGTATGGGGCAATGGCCTGTCAAACGCCATCAGGAACAGACTTCACTGCTTACTCTGACTTGAAATTTGAGCAAGTGTGTGGCTGGTTAGATGCAGGTAATGATGTGGAGGCATTGAACGCAAATCTTGATGCTCAGATTGAGAATCAGATTAACCCTCCAATCATTGTATTGCCTAATCCGTGGGCTACTCCTACTTTGCAAGAAGAAATTGTTGCAGGAGACCAATCTATTGTTTAACTTTACAAAAAAATATATATCATGAAACTAAACTTTAATTTTAATCTAGTCGATTTAGACGGCAAAGAAATTGACAATACTAATGCAGGAAAGTTAATTGCTAATTCATTAGTGCAACAATCTAAGGGTGATGCTCTTAAGTTTTGGGAGTGGGCTTTGGCTCTTAACAAAGGAGAAGAGCTAGACCTTGACTCATCTGATCAAGAGACTTTGAAGAACTTCATCAAGGATAGCGAAAACTTTGCTATTATTGCTAAGGCTCAGTTATTGAAAGTTCTTAAGAAGGACTAGTCTATTAATTACATCATCAGCAGTTATACTCCTCTGGCATTCAAATTGTCGAGGAGTATTTTTGTATATGGGGCAAAATTCCCATGTCTTATCGAATTTAAAGTTCTGATTATTCCAGCATCCATTACAAACATTCTTATTTGTGATGCGTATGCACTCAAACTCGTGGTCCTCTTCAGCAAAGTTATTTATCATAACTACTTGCTTGCCTAAAGCCCAAGCAAGCCAGCTCACACCACTTCCAAGTCCAATAAAGAAATCACTGTGGTCAATTAACGCCATTGTGCGATAGATATCAGTATTTATAATCTGCTCACAGTTGTCGAACGGATTCTCTTCAAGCGATACGTTAATTACTTTGTAACCTTTCTCGTGTAAATAGTTTATCACTCCTTGCCATCCCTCCTTTGTCCAAAACTTACAGCCTGATGTGGAGTTGGTAGCAATTGTTACATACTTCTGTGTAGGTAAAGTAATCTCAGCCTCGTATCTTAACTTAGGTCGAATCTCCTCAAAGTCAAGTCCAAGTATCTTAGTTGCTGCCTCTTGTAACTTAATAGTATTAGGCAATACTGGCTCTTTATTTGAATCATAGAACCATCCAATGTTATACTGAGCGTAGATATTAGGAACCACTGTTCCTGGTTCTACTAGCTCTATCTCAGGCATATCCAATATCTTATTTAAGAATGTAGATAGGATTACTTTACACTTGTGTTTCTTTTGGAATTCTAAAGCATATGGAGCCCAGGCAATTGTATCGCCTAATGAACTACTCGATATAGCGATGTACACACGCTTACCTTCTAGGTCAAGTACGTTATCGTGAATTAGTTCACCATTCATGTAGACTTTGCTGTGCCACTTAGTATAGTATTGTCTATTTAGTTTGACCCAACAGTTTGATTCGATAGTATTCTCGTATACTAGCTTGTCGCCATCAAAGTATTGCACCTTAAAGTCGGCTTTTAGTCCTGACTTAATTTCTAGGTACGGTTGACCAACAAAGTGTTGGATGATGGTTACATCTTGCTCTTGTTTTTCTAGGGTCATTACTTTGTTGTAGAATGCGATTTGCTTCTCGGTAAATATCTCTGTGGTATTATCTGTAGGTACATTGTAATTACATCGAATGGATCTAAGATTCGTTCCGATAGGCTGAATGTACTTATCAAACATTGAGCCATATTGTGGCAAGTTGTGAGCTATAATTGGCTTGCCAAAAGATATCGCTTCACGTAATACTAGTGGATTACATTCCCACGTAGAATTGAACATAAAGATATCTGCCATCTTAATGAACCTATGTGCATCATTTCTCTCCAACCACACGTGAACATTAGATGGCAAATCCTTCATTAATGGCTCCCAATAATGCTTGAAATTTACAGCTTGGTTTCCGACAAAATGAAAGTCCATCTCAGGATACTTTCTAGCTATCTCAATCCCCTCAGCTTGATTCTTACCAGGAGTCCAAAGACCTACGTTTACTACGTTTATTTTATTTTTATAAAAAGGATTCTCATATGTCTCACTAGTTCTGTCATCAATAGGGAACTCAATCACTTCTTTGTAAGATGGTGATGAAGCGAATGTCTCTAAGTGATATGGCGTGCAGAAGTAATACGCATCAGGATGAAATATCTTTTCTTTGTCGTGATTAAACGATACATCGTGGCACGTCTCCACAATTCGGTAGTTTCGGTCTTCTCGATACAACTCAGAAATCATATCACGATTAAAGCGTTCAGCTGGCTCGTGAATGTGAACAATGTCAGGATTGAATTTTGCGATGATGTTGAACAACCCCATCTTGTCCTCGTGTAAGGTATGAAAAGGAACAAGACTTTTAATGGCATTACGTTGCACGACATAGTCTAAACTATGGCATTGATACTCTACTACCTCAATCTCAAATGTCTTGTAAAGAGTTTGAACACTCTTTAAAACAAAACCGGGCATTCCCCCGGTCGAACAATGGCTTAGTAGTAATAGTAATTTCATTTTTTTATTTTCCATATAAATCCACCTGCGTGAGACATGAGGTTTTGTGTATTAAGAGAAATACTTTTTCTGTCTACTTTAGTTGCTTTGTATGCATCTAATATTGACCTGTATTCGGCAACAAATTCACCTTCTTTTGTATATTGTATTACAGGTGTTTTTCTATTATTTATAAGACCAGTTCTGTGTGCGTGATATTTATTCTCACTATCTGTAACCCACTCTAAATTTTCAATATTATTATTTAAAGGATTGCCATCAATATGATTTATTTGCGGCTTATTATGTGGGTTAGGAATAAATGCCTTAGCAATTAACCTATGCACAAATTGATGTTTCTTTTTATTATTTTTCCACAACTCAACCATAAGTCTACCCTGATTAACAGTTTGTTTTATTTTATGGCACGTAGAAGTATTTCTTATGACTCCTTGATGATTAATCATGTAATTTGGAAACTCCTCTATTAATTTTTCCATTTTAATATTATTATTGTGTATAATGATAATCCAAAATTACGTAATATTACGCCATAATAAAATATAATTAGTACTTTTACAAAAAAATATAATACAATGGATAAATTAACACAAGACGAGTTGGATCGTTTCAGAGCCGCTCATACAGAAATCAGAAATCTTCGCAACGCTTTAGCAGATGCCGAGATTACAATTCACAATTCCAACGTAGAGAAACAATCTATTTTAGCTCAGTTAGATACAGCTGGTACAACACACGTTGCCATTCAGCAAGAACTACACGCTAAGTACGGAGATATCACGATTGACTTTGCGACAGGAGAAATCAAGAACAAAGATGGTAATTCGTAAAATATCAGTTGGTGCAGACTACAAGAATGCAATGAACTATATGCATAATCAAGTAGTCTTACAAGGTAACTATAGAATACATTTGATTCGTCAGACCGAAGCAGGAGATATTGAAATCTACATTGAGGCTCACGATGAAGTGGTTTTATGGAAAAAGATTAATGGCAATATGCCATTCTTAATTGAATATAATATAGATTTCTAATATGAAGTCCCCATTTTACTTTATAGTGCAACCCCGTGATGGCAAGAGATATGACAACACGAGGGGAGAGCTCATTATTTCTACATCGAAAGAAGACCACCTTGCTACTATGCGTGAGGCTGTTGTTATCTCTACGCCTATTGGATACGAGGGTCCTATTGAACCAGGTGATACAGTCATTGTGCATCACAATACCTTTAGGTTGTATTACGATATGCGTGGTAGAGAGAAATCTGCTTGGAATTATTTCCGAGAGGACTTGTACTTTATTGATGATCCATATGCATACAAGAAGCCGGGTGCTGATTGGATTGGTATTGGTCGCTATGTTTTCATATCTCCGGTAGAAAATTATAGTACAGGCATACTTACTGCGGACGCAGAGAAGCCTCTTGTAGGCACGATAAAGTATCCAAACGAAGAAGTACTAGCACTAGGATTAAAAGAGGGTGACACGGTCACGTTTGAGCCTGAGAGCGAGTATCCATTCTATATTGATGGTGAGAAAGTGTACCGTATGTATACTAAGAATCTAACAATTAAATTAGATGAACAAAATAACTGAGTTAAAGAAACGCATCATTGACTCTGGATATAAAGCCGTTGAAGAGTTAATCAAAGTTGCTGAGGAGAAGATTGTTACCCACATGGATGATGACTTGTCTGCAGACAAATTAAAGAACGCAGCCGCAGCAAAGAAGTTAGCCATTATGGATGCTTTTGAGATTCTTAAAAGAGTCGAGGAGGAGAATAATATTATTGAGGGAGTAGTTGGAAACTCTGCACCTACCAACCGTGGGTTTGCAGAACAAAGAGCAAAGACTAAATGAGTTTATTCTATATTGATGAGTCTAATGTTCCTGAGAAGATTCTTGCAAAGAGAAATGCAAAGAAGGATTGGGAGTATGGTTGGGACCCTGAGTACGACTTTGTGGTCGTGTCAAAAGATGGCACGATTGGAGAGGTGTACAATATCAGTGGTCTAAGGGTTGCTCTACCACTAGCTCCTGAGAAAGTTGAATATGATGGCAACAAGTGGAAAGCGACCGAGCTTCCTAAAGAACTATCTCGCATTAAGACTATCTTTGATTGGAACCGTCGTGACAACTCATTTAAGTCTCAATGGGTAGACTACATCGAGAAGGAGTTTGATAGACGTGAATTAGGTTATTGGTTTATAAACAATTCCGAGAAGACTTATATCACAGGTGCACATTATATGTATCTGCAATGGTCAAAGACTGACGTAGGTCATCCTGACTTCCGTGAATCAAATAGAATATTCTTTTTATTTTGGGAAGCGTGTAAGGCTGACAGCAGATGCTTTGGTATGTGCTATCTTAAGAACCGTCGTTCAGGTTTCTCTTTTATGGCCTCCTCGGAAGCCGTAAACATTGCAACCTTAGCCAAGGATGCTCGTATAGGTTTAACATCTAAGACAGGTCCCGATGCTAAGAAGATGTTTACAGACAAAGTTGTTCCAATTGCGAACAACTACCCGTTCTTTTTTCAACCAGTGCGTGATGGTATGACAACTCCAAAGACGGAGCTTGCCTTCCGTGTGCCAGCTTCTAAGATTACTCGTAAGAATATGCACGAGGAAAACGAGGAAGAGATTGATGGATTGGATACAACTATTGACTGGCGTAACACAGCAGACAACTCCTATGATGGAGAAAAATTATTATATTTGGTTGAGGATGAGGCTGCTAAGTTAGAGCGTCCTATGAACATAGAGAACGGTTGGCGTGTCAGAAAAACTTGTCTTCGTTTAGGTGCTAGGATTATCGGTAAGTGTATGATGGGATCAACATCTAACGCACTCGATAAAGGTGGGGAAAACTATAAACGTATTTACTATGACTCGAACGTCAAGAAAAGAAACCAGAATGGCCAGACTATATCGGGTCTATATTCGCTCTTTATTCCAATGGAGTATAACTTTGAGGGATATATTGACGAGTACGGTCACGCAGTCTTAGAGACACCTGAGAAGCCTGTGCGTTCAGCAGAGGGTACTTGGATAACACAAGGCGTAATTGAGTATTGGAATAATGAGGTGGCATCGCTAAAGGCTAACCCTGATGCACTTAATGAATTCTATCGTCAGTTTCCAAGAACAGAGTCACATGCTTTCCGTGATGAGACTAAGTCATCTCTATTTAACTTGACCAAAATCTATCAGCAGATAGATTACAACGATAGCATGATTCAAGACCACGTCCTAACACGTGGATACTTTCATTGGGCTAATGGAGAAAAGGACACCAAAGTTATTTGGACACCTGATAAGAATGGTCGGTTCTTAGTTTCTTGGATACCTGGGCCACACATTAATAATAATTATATTACTAAGAATGGGAATAGATATCCGGGTAATGAGCATATTGGTGCGTTTGGCTGTGACCCCTACGACATCTCAGGTGCCACCTTTGGTGGATCAAATGGTTCGCTCCACGGGTTAACCAAGTTTAATATGACGGGTGCTCCATCTAACCAATTCTTTTTAGAATACATTGCTCGTCCACAGACAGCAGAGATATTCTTTGAAGAAGTATTAATGGCTTGCGTGTTCTATGGTATGCCTATTCTTTGCGAGAATAACAAAGCACGTCTACTATATCACTTTAAGAATAGAGGCTATCGTGGGTTCTCAATGAACCGTCCTGATAAGCACGCACACAAACTGTCATTTACAGAAAGAGAGATTGGTGGTATACCTTCATCAAGTGAAGACATCAAGCAGGCACACGCCACAGCAATCGAGACATACATCGAGCGTTTTGTGGGATTAGATATGGAGGGGACTTATCGTCAACCTGATGAAATAGGCGATATGCCGTTCAATAAGACACTTCAAGATTGGGCTAGATTCGATGTAAACG